CAAAGAGATTATAAAAGATGGTGCGACCATGGAAGACTTCAAGGACATGTCTCGGACGAGATAAAGTTAAAATAGACCAAATATATGATTGGAAAGATAAAGGTTAGTATTATATTATTCATTGCTGTGATTCTATCAGGTTGCATGAAAACCACCTGTGTAACCGATACTCATTGTGAGAAAAAGATCGATTGGAACAATCCTAAGTTTTCAATAATGAGAACCATATTAACAAATGGCACAAATTTGGGAAAATAGAGGCTTGACAATCGCCTCGTAATGTGATATATTATAATATATGATAATAATGGAGAGAATATGATGACACTAGAAGACATAGAAAGACTTGGTTTACCTAGTCACCTATCTTATAAACAGGCCAAAAGAATAGCTAATGCTGAAAATGCCTGTAAAGATTCTAAAACTAATTGGTCAAAAAATTATTGGTTTACTGTCTTTAACAAATTGTGCAAATTATATAACGCTGAAAAATATTACAATAGATCAATTCAGTAATGAATATTGTTAAAATGAAGATTGTTAAAATGATAAATAGTATAATAAGGAGATTATTATGCGAACAACACAACAACACAATCAAAAACAATGTGGTAAATGTAAGATCATCAAAGAGATCACAGCATTTGCTAGACTATCAAAAAATCAAAATCATATAAACAATTCAAAACGGTATTAAACCTTGGTGTAAAGAATGTTATAAAGAATATGGTAACAAGTATATGCGAAAGCTTAGAGAAACATCTGGGTCAAAAGGCGACCATTATAAAACAAATATGGAATTACAAGAGATCAAGTCACAGTTATGCTTGAAGAACGAAATTACAAATGCGATATATGTAACCAAGAGAGCGACCATAGATATGATAAACTATGTGTTGACCACAACCACAAGACAGGTAAGGTAAGAGGTATGCTTTGTTTCAGTTGTAATGTTCTATTAGGTCAGGCGAAAGATGACCCTATTAGATTAGAAAAATCAGCTAACTACTTGAGGAGGAATACTTGAATATATTTTATGTACATAAAGACCCTGTGAAGTCAGCAAAAATGCTTATTGATAAGCATGTTTGTAAATGATTATAGAATCAGCACAAATGCTATCTACTGCTCACAGATTACTAGAAGGTATAGAGTGGACAGATTATTCTAAAAATGGTCGTAAGATTAAAAGATGGCGACTAGAGGATAAATCACACGAAGATATTATTTACAAAGCCTCACACATAAAACACCCTAGTACAGTTTGGGTTATGGCTTCAGCATATAACTATAATTGGTTGTATAGACATATGATTGCTTTGAATGATGAATTTAAATTAAGATACAATCATATAGAAGACCATATGACAATTAGAAAAACTAGGTAAGATATTAAACAATCCACCAAAAACATATCTTTAACTACAATGCAAACAGATCCTACTCCAGCAATGCCTGACGAGTGTAAGATACCAGGTGATGTAGTTGGCTCGTATAGAAAGTATTATGTAATGAAGAAACAAGCTATGGCATCGTGGAAGGCGCCATCAACCCCACCAGAATGGTATACGAAAGGTTTACAAAATGGATTATGAAGAAGTTGAAAAAACTGTCTTTAGAAGAATCTAAAAGACAAACAAAAGAACGAAAAGAAAGTGGACTAAATATGATACGACAATTTACATTTGAGGAAAAGAAATTATTGTGGGACGGATTACGAGAAGATAAGAAAGATAGACATTTAGAATCTTTTAGTGATGATTTAAGAAATAGTATTATTAAAAAGTAAAGGAAAAAATGATTAGAGAAGCATTAATAAAAAACTAGAAGGTGATATCGCTGTTGCTGAAGCAGATTTAAGAACTTTCTTAGCGTCACCAATTGGTGTTGCTGAACATATTGATTACGTATTAACAGCAGAGAAGAAGACAGAAGTATTAGCACATGCTAAAGATAAGCTAGAGGCAATCAGAAACCTTTAATGCCAATATATACATTTTATAATAAGAAATCCAAAAAAGAATTTACAGACATGATGACCATTGATGAGATGGAAAAAGTACATGGGTAAGAATAAAACATATTAGACAGGTTCCTGCGGTACTAAATATTGTAGCGAGTGTAGGTGAAAGAACTGGTAAGAATGACCAAGGTTGGAAAGAAACTCTTTCTAAAATTGGAGAGGCGCATCCAGGAAGTGCATTAGCAGCACAGACTACAAAGAAGTCAATTAAGCAGATTAGAACAGAACAAGCAGTCGCAAATAATAAAAAACGAGTAAAGGCGATAAGAGGAAAAGAAATGGCTAAAGACATACCAGATTATATGCGAGGGTTTGACCTTGAAGAAGATTGGGGCGCAACCGCAGTATCTTCAGCACCTAAAGTTGAAACTAGACCTACAATAGATAAAAAAGACATAGAAAATTTAGGCGAAAAGACTAATTTAGAAATAGCTAAAGTAAAAAATGATGTAGGGTCAATTAAAGCTATGATGAATGAAATCATGCAGATAGTTGCTGAAAAAGATACTATTACAAAAGAAGTTAATAGTGCGGACGTTGACAAAAGATTTAAAGATATTGAAAAGATTGTATTACCTTTTTGTATAACTTAGGTAAAACAGACGAACCTTATATACATTGGCCTAATAGAGGACCAATCATTAAGGCACAGAGTAGAGGAAGTTATTAAAACTAACAAGAGGAAAAGAATGAATATTAATCAATTAAGAGAACAATTAAAGATTGACGAAGGAGTTAAGTATGAAGTCTATGACGACCATTTAGGCTACAAAACTTTTGGTATTGGTCATTTGGTTACTTCTAATGATGAAGAATATGGAGCAGCAGTTGGCTATCCTGTTTCTGAGGAAAGAGTTAACGCAATATTTGATAAAGATGTAGAAACTTATATTACCGAATCTAAAAAGGTTTTTCCTAATTTAGACGAACTACACGAAGAAGCACAACAAGTGATTGTAAATATGTGCTTTAATATGGGTGCTCCAAGACTATCAAAGTTTAAGAAATTTGTAGCCGCAGTAAATGACGGTAATTGGTCAACAGCAGCCGTTGAAATGATGGACAGCCGTTGGGCAAAACAAGTTGGTGTAAGAGCAGAGAGATTAAGAGATCGTATTTCAGCGTTATCTACTTGAAAGCCTAAACCGATTAATGATGAATTTAAGAAACAACGTGATGACCTAAATGATATGTACTCTAAAAAAGGCATTTAAATAAGGGTTGACAAAAGACTTATATTATGATATAGTATAGTAATACAAATATGAAAGTGAAAATATAATGACAAGCAAATTTAATTTTATTGAGTTAGACAAATCGAATCTTCCAGTAACTAAAGGTAAAAAAGTAGATGGTTTTCGTTTCTATGATATAGAGGGAAAAGCATATCCATCAATTACCACTGTACTAGGTATTCAAAAGAAAGCACAATTACAAGAGTGGCGAGATAAGATTGGTGAGAACGTTGCCAATTGGGAAATGGGTAGAGCGGCCAGACGAGGTAAAGCAACTCACTTACTAATTGAACAATACATCAAAGGGTTAACACCAAGTGAACGAGGTGTATTACCATTAGGTCTATTCAGACTAATCAAACCATATGTAGATCAGATTGATAACATACATTGTTTAGAAACAATTATGTACAGTAAGAAGTTGACCATCGCAGGTCAAGTTGACTGTATCGCTGAATACAATGGTAAGTTATCGGTAATTGATTTTAAAACAGCAAACAAAGAACGACAAGAATCTTGGATAGAGAACTACTTTATGCAGACTACAGCTTATGCACAAATGTATGAAGAAATGTTTGGAAAAGAGATAGAGCAAATCGTTATTTTACTAGCCTCAGAAGACGGTTCAGTTCAATCATTTATAAAAGAAAAGAAAGATTATATGGAACCTTTGAAGAAATCAATTGGTGACTTTTATAAATATTATGAAGAACTAAACAAGGATAAAATTCAAGCAAGTTAATTAAAAAAGTGGCCCACATTTTATCGTAAGAGGGCAAATGAAAAAACAATAATAGGACTTTTTTTAGTATATTTGTATTATCAACAAATGTTAATAGTGAAGAACTTTATACAGTAAACTTACCAGCGTTGTGTGGAACTCCAGATAATATACAAAAGTATTTGGACTACAATGGGTTTAAACCTTTTCATCTATCGTTAGGTAGAACAGGTATGAATAAAGAAGGTGAACCAGTTTATATGCTAACTTATATGGTAAACGAAGACTTAACTGAAACTGTTGCTGTATTAGATATACCAAGTAACCTTGAGAGATGTGTTTTGTTTCATACATTTGATTTAATTACTGAATTACCAAACAACGGTTGACAAAAACAAATAAGTGTGATACATTAACAGAGTTGCAACTGTGTAGGTGAAAGCGAGAGTAAGTAACCTACACTTATATAATTAGGAGAATATAATGACAGACGATAGATCAGAGGACGCAAGTTATGAGAACGAAGCTACACCACCATCACCGATGGTATCAATTTCACTAAAAGAATACGACAAATTAAAAGACAAACAGCACTACATAACAGACAAAGGCCTAATTGATATTATTGACAATATGAAGACTTTAAGAGCTTTAAGAAAACATATAGTTAGATCGGATTTCAATGAATAGTAAAGAATTTAGTTTAAAGATAGAGAGTATTGTAAAAGAAAAGAGAATTACTTACATGGATGCTGTGGTTTGGTATTGTGACGAGAATGGCTTAGATACAAGTCAAGTATCATCATTAATATCTAAATCATTAAAAGAAAAGATACAAGTGGAAGCGACTAATTTAAGAATGTTAAAGTTTCCGAAGTGTGGTATGTTACCAATTTAATATGTATGGTGGATTTGATGTATATAAAACTTATCTTGCTGTTAAGCTACACTTTACATCTGGTTCATATGACTATTATAAGTATGGTGGAAAAGTTAATGCCAAACTTGATACATTTACAAAAAGAAAAGACAGATACTTCTTTCACAAATTAAGTAAACAATATGGACAAAATGATATACTTGACTTCTTTGTTGCAAACTTTACTTCGGATAGTAAAGGATGGATCGGTAACTTGTTACAGAATGATGGAAAAGATGTTTACTTGGATTATAGAAA